TGCGTCCCCAGGTAATGAATAATTGCCTCTTTGCCCGTCATACACTTGCTCCTTTCAGTCCGAACTTAGCTTTAATTTCTGCGATCTTCGCCAGAGCCTGTGCACGATTTAGAGGTCTACCGCCCATAACAGGAAGTTGTTTTACTGGTTCAGGTATCGTCTCACCACGGTTAATTCGCGCTGTCATACAGGTCAGTTCATCGGCAGCCTTGCGCCGTAATTCCGCGTCAGTCAGCGCATTGGCCCGCATGTTCTGGTACAAGTTGGTAACCAACCAGTAATGCGCGTTCGATTTCCACGGATAAGACTCTACATCCGGATACAGGCCACGCTTCCGGCAATACTCGTAAACCATATCAACCAGCTCGCTGACGTTTGGCAGCCCGGCGTTAACAGATGCTTCTTCCCGGCACCAGGCGACAAACTGCCCGGGTGATGGCAGGAATGGTCGATTCTGCCGACGGGCTACGCGCATTCCAGCGTTAACCTGTTCCATTGTGGTGATCCCGTTTTCCCGGAAAGCCAGAACCCACTGGCGGCGGATTTCGTTCAGTTCATTCTGGTCACGGTTAGCCAGGCTCGCCGGGAAAGTTGCCAGTAACTGGCTTAACACACCGTTGATGATCTGCGCTACCTGCTGTACCTGTGGCTTTTCGTCGTACTGTTCCGGCATGTTGTTGGCGATCCGGCGCATCTGCTCACAGTCAAAGTTAACCATCTGTGCGGCGATGTTTTTCATAGCTCCACCCCGTAAATCCAGTCAGTGTTCGTCAGGTCGAGTTTTGGTTTGCCGGCTGTCACGCCAGCCTGTTGCTTGTTTCGGTTGATTTCGAGCTGGGTCCACTTGTCGCGGAGTTTGGCCGGACTTAGCACGTTACCGGACCAGAAGTTGTCCTGGCATGCCCAGCGGAACAGCACGCACATGTCGCGGTGGTTACGTCCGTCACGTTCACGCATCAGGCGGATATCGTTAGCCCACCCTGCAAAATTCGGTTTTCTGGCTGATGGCGCGATGGTCTTCACCATGTCAAACATCCACTCTGCGGCGGTCAGGTCTTCTGCTGTCCCCCACTTGCTGCCGCTCTGAATTGCAGCATCCGGTTTCACCACAGGAAGATCGTTTTCTGGTTGGTCAGAGGATTCGCCAGAATTCTCGGACGAAAAAGGTTTTATATTGTCTTTTGTTAGTTTGTCTTTTGTGTTTACCTGATTTGGGTAAACTTTTTTTACCTGATTCAGGTAAATTTACCTCTTTCAGGTAAACTTTATTTTTCTTACCTGATTCGGGTAATGTTGACCATTCACTGACCACATTATTAATGCCGGTATTCCGCCCGCTCTGAATAAAAATCCCACGCTTTACCAGAACACTTTTTGCAGCAGAACACTTGTGCGGCAATATCCCGGTTAATTCGGAAAGTTGCTCGTTGCTAACCCAATCCAGTTTTTTATTAAAGCCATATGTTTTGCGCATGACAGCCAGAAAGACCAGAAGCTGGTGCTGTGTTAATCCGGCCAGCATCACAGCTTCCAGCAACTCATTTGCAATGCGCGTATAACCATCATCGAGATCTGCCACGCGCGGCTCCTTTTGTGCCGCATCCGGCACTGGAAAATTGAATATCTCAGCAGTGTTTGCCATAATTCCTCCCGCAATGAGTGTGTTACGATTTGCACCTGAAAGTCGGCTCTGTTCCAGCAGACCGGCTTTCGCCATTTCTGAACCTGTCATATCGCCCCCAGCATGGTAGTAACCATCGCCATCAATGGACCAGCCAGATCTGGGTCCACACGAAACATCGACACAATACCTTCACTAATTTCCTTCAGTTTCTGGTGGCGTGGTGCGTTGAGAATGACAGCCTGTTTTGCCTCACTGAGTTCCTTTTCCATTTCAGCCAACCTAGCCATGAAGCTATCCTGCTCAACCAGGTAACCGCGATATTCCAGCGGTAGTACCGCCAGAATTGCCGGGGTCAGTTCACGCACGTTATTTCGGTATTTTTCAGAATCGAATTTGTTATCGAGGAAGCGGAACAGCTTCTGGCGTGCACGGCTGACATCATCAGGGAAATCGATGGTGCCGCCGCCCTGCTCCCGATACTCATTCACAATGAGTGTGGCAACGACATCCTGATTATCTACAGCCGACCAGGCGCGGACGGCATCACGGATTTTTTCGTGGCCTGGCACCTGTTTTGTTTGAGAACGATTTATCACCGCAGTCGGGCTAAATCCGCTAGTCTGTTGGTATGTAAGTGGTTGCATAATTGCTCCTTTAGTTTGAATTGACTGTTAAGTTGATTGCTTATTGTTAAAGAGCGTGAAATGGAAATTTAAGCTGCGTTCTTTTCGGTGTGTGGAAACAACTTCGGAAGATCCGGGCGAATCTGGTATGCCTTCACTACTCCACCAGTAGCCGTAACAATGCTGCCGACATGTTCAGGGGATACCTTTGCTTTGTTGTGAAGCCACTTATAGACGGCCTGCTGTGAAACTTCGCAAGCAGCGCCCAGTTTCTTTTGTGAACCAACGATATTGATCGCTGTTTTGATAGCTGGGTTCATAACAACCTCCGTGGTTAATTTGAATCAAGATTAAAACTATGGTTGTTTTTAGTCAACAACCATTTTCGTTTGATGAAATAAAACCTTGGTTGTACATTTGGACTATGAAAACAACACTCTCAGAAAGACTTAAAGAAGCCAGATTAGCGCGAGGCCTTACACAAAAGGCGCTTGGGGATTTGGTCGGGGTTAGCCAGGCTGCTATTCAGAAAATCGAAACAGGGAAAGCTAATCAAACAACTAAAATCGTGGAGATCGCGAACGCTTTGGGTGTGCGCGCAGAATGGTTATCTTCTGGCGTTGGAAATATGTCAGACAGTACAGTGCAACCAATACAATCAACTGTCAGCCATTCCAAATACTTCAAGATTGACGTTCTTGATATAGAAGTCAGTGCTGGGCCGGGAGTCATCAACCGTGAGTTTGTAGAAGTTCTACGCTCGGTTGAGTACTCGTTTGACGATGCTCGTCACATGTTCGATGGTAGGAAGGCGGAAAATATCCGCATCATTAACGTGCGTGGTGACAGCATGTCAGGAACGATCGAACCAGGTGATCTGCTGTTCGTTGATATCACAGTTAAATCTTTCGACGGTGATGGTATCTATGCGTTTCTGTACGACGACACAGCCCATGTAAAGCGCCTGCAAATGATGAAGGATAAGCTGCTGGTCATCTCTGATAACAAAAGCTACTCACCGTGGGACCCGATCGAGAAAGACGAGATGAACCGGGTGTTCATCTTCGGTAAGGTTATTGGGAGCATGCCGCAGACATATAGGAAGCATGGGTAGTACCAATTAAAAATTATCAACTGGGCATTGTGCTCATTCAGTAAAGAACTAATTCCTATCTTTGCTCTAGGTAGTAATATTAAGCCACCGCAATAATATCTTTACCTAACGGCGTAAGAATCCCGGTCACCGTGCCGGGTTTTCTTTTGCCCTCCCCTCATCACACACACCGTTAAAAAAACCACCATAACCTCGCTTCAGTTATCGCTATGCGATTCAAGTCACAAAATAAATCCATCCTAAATACAACCAGTTATATCTAAAGCAACCAATAAAACAACTTTTGTTGTTGACGATAAAACAACTATAGTTTTAAATAAGTTCATCGCAACAACACAACGATACGGCAACTACCTGATTCACCGTTGCGATGACCGCTTAGATCCGCAGTTTGAATTTCAGCAGGCTTCGGGGAGTGCGAGGGGTGAAACGGACGCGTGAACGTCGGTGTGACCAGCTGAAATTAACTCAACATTTCATACCTTAGTCGCTTCAACGAGGCGGCTTAGTTATGACAACCAGCGGCCATCCACCGCCTGAATACGCGCAGAAGTCTCTATATGTTCAGCAGCCCAGCTTACGGGCAGGAGTTTTTATGGTTCATCAACATTATGGAACGCAGACCGTTAATCGAGGTGCGGTCATGCCAGGAATGCTGGTCAAACACAAAGATGGTACCTGGACTGCATCAGCTAATTTACGCGGACGGCTTTATCTGCATCGCGGCATCGAGCGCACTTATACCCGTGATTTGCTCGTGGAAGTTTTTCTCGACGGACGCGGTAACGGCCTGAATCACTAATCCCCTTTCCTGTTTTCCTAATCAGCCTGGCATTTCGCGGGCGATATTTTCACAGCCATTTTCAGGAGGTCAGCCATGAACGCTTATTACATTCAGGATCGTCTTGAGGCTCAGAGCTGGGCGCGTCACTACCAGCAGATCGCCCGTGAAGAGAAAGAGGCAGAACTGGCAGACGACATGGAAAAAGGCCTGCCCCAGCACCTGTTTGAATCGCTATGCATCGATCATTTGCAACGCCACGGGGCCAGCAAAAAAGCCATTACCCGTGCGTTTGATGACGATGTTGAGTTTCAGGAGCGCATGGCAGAACACATCCAGTACATGGTTGAAACCATTGCTCACCACCAGGTTGATATTGATTCAGAGGTATAAAACGGATGAGTACAGCACTCGCAACGCTGGCAGGGAAGCTGGCTGAACGTGTCGGCATGGATTCTGTCGACCCACAGGAACTGATCACCACTCTTCGCCAGACGGCATTTAAAGGTGATGCCAGCG